TGACACTTATCTTAATTATGTTGTTGAAGAATGGATGAAAGAGAACGAGTTGGCTATCGAAAGAGGCTTGAAAGGCGAAATCGCTGAAGACTTTATCTCAGGTTTGAAACAATTGTTTGAAGACCACTACGTTGATGTTCCAGATGAAAAATATGATGTGCTTGAAGCACAATCAGAAAAAATTTCTGATCTAGAAAGCAAGATTAATGAGATGATGGAGTCCAACATCAAAATGAAATCAACTAATGCTACACTAGTGAAAGAATCTGTCACTTCAGAGGTTTCCTCAGAATTGGCTGATACCGAAATTGAAAAGTTTAAGTCTCTGATTGAAGATGTCGAATTTGTTAACGAAGCATCTTATCGTGAAAAACTTTCTACATTGAAGGAAAACTATTTCCCTTCAACTAAAGTTATCACAGAAGTTACTGAAACAATTGATGATGTAGACTCTGGCATCGCACAGGACATTGACACCTCTCAATCAATGACAGCTTATATGTCTGCGATTGGTAGGACTGCCAAATAGTGCAAAATAAACAATATTATAAATAGTAGAAATATATAAAGGAGAAACAAAATGTTTCAAACAGAACATCTACAAGAAAAGTGGTCACCTGTCCTTAAACATCCTGATCTTCCTGAGATCAAGGATAGTTATAAGCGTGCAGTAACTACAATCATCTTGGAAAACCAAGAAAAAGCTTTAAAAGAAGACAAAAACTTCTTAAACGAAACAGTATCAACTAACTTTGCTGGTGGAAATGCCTCTTTAGATACATGGGATCCCATTCTAATATCGTTAGTAAGACGCTCTATGCCTAACTTGATTGCATATGACATTTGTGGTGTACAACCAATGACAGGGCCAACTGGTCTTATCTTTGCAATGCGTGCCCGTCTAGCATCAATGGATGGTGCTGAAGCACTTGCTGATGAAGCTTTCCCTGATTTAGCAAACCAAAACGCTGCTGGTACTATCGGTGGTGGAGATATTGGTACAACTGAAACTAACCCTGCCGTATTGAACGATTCACCAGCTGGAACTTATACTTCTGCAACTGGTATGACTACAGTACAAGGTGAGGCACTAGGTGACTCAGGTACTAACGCATTCGGTGAAATGGCGTTCTCAATTGAGAAGCACACTGTTACTGCTGTAACACGCGCTCTTAAAGCAGAGTACACTATGGAACTTGCACAGGATCTTAAAGCAATACATGGTCTTGACGCAGAAACCGAACTTGCTAATATCCTTTCTTCTGAAATCCTTGCAGAAATAAACAGAGAAGTTGTTCGCAACATCTATGTTTCTGCTGTTAAAGGTGCTCAAGCAAACACAACTACTGCTGGAATTTTCGACTTAGACACTGACTCAAATGGTCGTTGGTCTGTTGAGAAATTCAAAGGTTTAATGTTCGCAATCGAAAGAGATGCAAATGCTATCGGACAACAAACTCGTAGAGGTAAAGGTAATATGTTAATCGTATCAGCTGATGTTGCTTCGGCACTTCAAATGGCTGGTGTTCTTGACTACACTCCTGCTCTTAACAACAACTTGAATGTTGATGATACTTCAACTACATTCGTTGGTGTTATGAACGGACGTTATAAAGTATATGTTGATCCATATTCTGCTAACGTATCTGCTTCACAATACTATGTTGTTGGTTATAAAGGTACTTCACCTTATGACGCTGGTATGTTCTACTGCCCATACGTTCCTCTACAAATGGTTCGTGCGGTTGGTGAAAATACTTTCCAACCAAAAATCGGCTTTAAGACTCGTTACGGAATTTCTGCTAACCCATTCGCTACTGGTACAGTCGCGGCTGGTGCAGATGGCGCAATCGCAATTACTGCGAATGCTAACAAGTACTATCGCAGAGTTAAAGTTTCAAACCTTATGTAAGAATTGTTACTTTACGAGAAAAACGGCCTTCGGGTCGTTTTTTTTGTCTTTTATTTCCTTATAAATAATAGTATGACAACAGAAACCTCACCACTTAATAGACAACCAGATAAGTTAGATTATTCTAGTCCGACTCAATTTCGGTTTATGATTAACCAACTTCCCAAAGTGCAGTTCTTTACTACAGCTGCAAATATTCCCGGCATTGGTTTGAGTGAAATAAACTTAGAAACCCCATTCAAAGAAATACCTATTATTGGTGACAGAGTTACCTATGAAAATCTAAGTGTATCTTTTATTGTGGACGAGTACCTAGAAAACTATACAGAGTTACACAACTGGATAATTGGTATTGGATTTCCAAAAAGCAGACAACAGTTTACAGATTTTCGTTCTACTAAATCTAATACTTCTGTTGCTGGTGCTGGTGGTAATACTGATATTGGTAAAGTTGGAAAGCCTATAGCAGACAAATCGTTTTATTCAGATGCGACACTATCTATTTTATCAAACAAAAATAACCCTGTTGTAGAGGTTCGGTTTTCTGATATGTTCCCTGTGTCACTTAGTAGTCTGGAATATAACCAAAATGTAACAGATGTAGAATACTTGACAGCAACAATTGATTTTCGTTATAAATTATATGAGATAGTTACCTTATAATATGGAGTAATAATGACCCTTGATGAATTAAAAATTCAAGTCCAAAATGACTTGAAAGTAGATAATGAACACTTAGATACCGAATCATTAAAAAACCAAGAAATTAAAGCCAAATACTTAGACCACAAATCTAGATATGAACTTCTTTTGTTTAAAGCAAAAGGAGATTACAAACGATTGTATCGTGAAAAGTGGGAATATTATGGTGGTAAATCTGATGCAAAAATCTATGCAACTAAACCATTTGACCTCAAAGTTCTCAAAACAGATTTATCAGTTTATATATCATCTGATGAAGAAATTATTGATGCAGAAAACAAGGTTGGTTACTTAGAAACTGTAGTGGATTATATCAAAGGAGTTATCAAGTCCGTTGATAATCGTGGGTGGGATATTAAAAATGCAATTGAATGGAAGAAATTTGAAGCAGGACTGACATACTAATGGTAAACTTTTATGATGATTTTTTAGAAGAACATATTGCACAATTAATTGATATGCAATTAAAAGATGTGTCTTGGAAATTTGATTATGATTCTGTAGAGAATGGTTTAAATAAACACTGGCACGTTTTTTGTGGACATGACGAAGAATCCCTTCGTGAAGATATATCACCTATCTGGCAAAAGATTAAAAAAGAATGGCCAGATTTGCAGTTAGAACGTGCTTATCTAAATGCACACACACATGGAATAGAACCACACATTCACAGAGATGATGGTGCTGTAACATTCATCTATTATCCCAGAATGGATTGGAAAAATGAATGGGGCGGTGGAACTGTAGTATACGATAATAATATAAAAGATATTACAGATCATGTAAACTACAGAGGCAACAGACTAATACAGTTTTCTGCACAACTACCACACCAAGCTCAACCAGTAAGTAGAGAATGTTATCAACTTAGAACTTGTGTGGTATTCAAAACTACACTGCCTTGTCCTTCAAATAGAAGTAGGTCATCGTTTGGTTTGCAAACATAATGATTGGTTCAAATTACTTAATAACAAATTTTCCAAAAGAGTTAATTAAGGAAGTATTAAAAAATAAAGAAAATACATTAGAAAAAGGTAATATCAACGAAGTTAGTGGACTAACGACAAGAACTTCTAGTGTTTCGTGGATAAAAGATAAAAATATTTGTCAAAGAGTATTTTCTGTGATGAAAAAACAGGCAGAACAATTTTCATCTTTACATTTGGATAATATAGAACCATTACAGTATTCAGAATATAGAAATGACCAAGAGTATGGTTGGCACAAAGATGTAAGGAATATTCCCTATACTGATGGTAGAATTAGAAAACTGTCGTTTTCAATATTTTTAAATGATGATTATGAGGGTGGAGAGTTTGACTTAGAAATCTATAACCCTGATATATCACCTAGATATTTGGAAGTAAAAAAACAAAATAATGCGAATTGTATAATATTCAATTCTGATATGTGGCACAGAGTAAGACCTGTGACATCTGGTGTAAAAAAAAGTATTGTTGGGTGGATGTTAGGCCCTATGGTTAAATAAAATATTATGAAAATATCAAAGATAAATGAAGTGTATCTTGAGTGTGATGTGAATGAGGACTTGGCTAGAGAGTTGTCAGACTATTTTACGTTTGAAGTGCCTGGCGCCAAGTTTATGCCGCAATATAGAAATCGTATGTGGGATGGAAAGATAAGATTGTTCTCTCCACGCAATGGAAGAATTTATACAGGACTATTACCCTACATAAAAGAATATTGCGATAAGAAGTCAATACCATATACAATATTAGAAGGAGTAGAAGATAGCAAAGTTATAGATCGTCAAAAAGTTGAAGATTTTGCTATATCATTACGGCCAACCTCTAAAGGGAAACCTATTGAATTTAGAGACTATCAAATTGATGCCATTCATCATGCTCTATCAACAAATCGTTGCCTTCTTTTGTCACCTACTGCTTCAGGTAAGTCACTCATAATCTACACACTTGTTAGGTATTATAACCTGATGGGATTAAAAATGCTTATCCTAGTTCCAACAACTTCTTTGGTTGAACAACTGACTTCTGATTTTGTCGATTATGGATGGAGTGAAAGAAATATTCACAAGGTTTATGCAGGACAAGACAAGACACATAAAACAAAACCTGTTATTATTTCGACATGGCAGTCTGTATATAAAATGCAAAGTCCATATTTTTCACAATTTGGTTGTATCATTGGAGATGAAGCTCACACGTTCAAGGCAAAATCACTTACTGATATTATGGTTCGCAGTAGAGATGTAAAATATAGATTTGGACTAACAGGAACACTAGACGGAACACAGACACACAGATTAGTATTGGAAGGTTTATTTGGTAAAGTAAAAAAAGTTATTACCACAAAGGAGTTGATGGATAGTAAAACTGTTGCACAACTTAATATTGATTGTGTTGTTCTAAGGCATACAGAAGAAGAATCACAAAGAGTAAAACACTACACTTACGCTGAAGAAATAAACTATCTTGTATCACATCTAAAAAGAAATAAGTTTATTGAAAATCTCTGTAGCTCTATTAACGGAAATACATTATTACTTTTTCAACTAGTAGAGAAACATGGTTCTATATTATACGAACAGATAAATAAGTTAGACAGAAAAGTATTTTTTGTATATGGTGGAACAACAACAAACACAAGAGAAGAAATAAGAGCTATTGCAGAAAAAGAGAAAAACGCTATTATTGTTGCGTCTTATGGTACTTTTTCTACTGGCATTAATATTCGTAATATTCACAATATCGTATTTGCTTCACCATCGAAAAGTAGAGTTAGAGTTTTACAATCTATCGGTAGAGGACTTAGACAATCAGAATCTAAATCAAGTGTTCGTCTTTTTGATATTGCTGATAACATGACATACAAATCAAATTCGCCAAACTTTACATACAGACATTTTAAACAAAGATTAAAGATTTACAAAGAAGAACAATTTGAATTTAAGGTCAATAAAGTTACATTATGATATATATAAATATAAGTAAGAAAAGGATAAAATAATGTCATACCAAGTTATAAAATTATCTAATGGCGAAGACATTGTTTGTGAAGTTTTAGAAATAAAAGACACACAAATAAATATATCTGAACCATTAAAAATGGAAACTATTAATAAAGTTACAGACAATGGGGCATCTGAATCCTTAGCTTTAGGAAGGTGGTTGCAACCATATTCTGATGAAAACATATTTCAAATAGAAAGAAACTCAATTGTAATTATGACTCCAGCAAGTATTGGTCTTATAAAATATTATGAATATGTTATGACAACTATTGAAAGAATGGAATTATCAAGTGTTGAAGCAACTGATAAAGACCTTGAATCTATAGTAGAACAAGAAATAATTGATGAAGATTTAAGTTTAGATGAAGTAGTAAAGTCATTTAGAAAATCTAACATCAACATATATCATTAAGCTTTATATCTGAAAGAGGACAAGTCCTATTATACATACAGTTCGGTGTATTGTCAATAGGTAAATAAGGATTTCTTGTGTTATGTTAAAAGTAAGCATCTATAGATATAATCCTGAGAAAGATGAATCTCCTTATATGCAGGATTATGATTTTGACCCTCAAGGAAAAGACCTTATGGTTCTTGATGTATTGGGTATGTTAAAATCTAAAGACTCCACTATCTCTTATCGTAGATCCTGTCGTGAAGGCGTATGTGGTTCTGATGGTATGAACATAAACGGAAAGAATGGACTTGGGTGTATAACTCCTCTTTCTGAATGTGTAAAAGGTAACAAGTTAATTATTCGTCCATTGCCAGGCTTACCTGTAATTCGTGACCTTGTTATAGATATGACTCAGTTTTATACTCAATACAAAAAAATCCAACCCTATCTTGTTAATGATGAACCTCCACCTGAAAGGGAAAGATTACAATCACCTGAAGATCGAGCAAAGTTAGATGGACTTTACGAGTGTATACTATGTGCTTGTTGTTCAACTAGTTGTCCTTCATTTTGGTGGAATCCAGATAAGTTCATTGGCCCTGCTGGTTTATTACAGGCATATCGTTTCCTAGCAGACACAAGAGATAATGATACTGAAAAAAGATTGTCCAATCTCAAAGATCCTTTTAGTGTTTTCCGTTGTCATGGAATACAAAACTGTGTTGCAGTTTGTCCTAAAGGATTAAATCCAACTAGAGCGATTGGACATATTCGTAACATGTTACTAAGAAGCAGTACTTAGCTAAATTAATTTAATTAAAAACAATAATTTACTTGACATTACAACTATTTTCGTGTAGAATGGTTACTAATAATATGAAAAGGAATTTACTATGGCAACAAAGAAAGTAAAAGGTGCTCATTACGTTGACAACAAAGTCTTTCATCAAGCGATGATTGATTGGAAAGAAGAATGTCGTGAAGCAGAAGAAATGGGTGAACCCAAACCCAGAGTAACAGAATATATAGGCGAGTGCTTTCTAAAGATTGCAAATGGCTTATCGTATAGACCTAATTTTATTAACTATACATATCGTCAAGAAATGATTTCAGATGGTATAGAAAATTGTCTGCAATATATTCATAACTTTAATCCAGAGAAATCTAAAAATCCTTTTTCTTATTTTACTCAAATTATTTACTATGCATTTCTTCGTAGGATTCAAAAAGAGAAAAAGCAAACTCATGTAAAACACATGTTGATTCAATCACAAGAGTTTATACAGAGTGTTAATAATGAAGG